AGCCAAAAGATCAAGTGCCAGGTTCGTAACCCCTTGCTCAACCAATTGTTCGCTTCCAATTAATATTCCTAACCCCTGTCCATAAAAACAATCCGGGATATTACGCCAGTTGGCAGAAAAGAACGGAATTTTTCCGTATGGGTTCGATTCATTCCGAATCAAAATGTTGTGACCATTGAAGGATAAAACAACGATGACCTTTTCTTTATCCCAGCGCTCCATAATCTCCATCGGAGCTTTCAAAGGGTCCGCAGATGTCTTATAACTTCTAGGCATTGCATGCTGCAAATATCCGAGCATCCCTTCCGGGATCGTCAAAGATATATTATCAGGGCTGGATGTCACGCCGTTCATGAAGATATATTTCAGGACATCCTCGCTTGGTATAACATAGCCTTCGATACCACGAAGTGCGTCTAGGTCCGAATAAGTCGCATAATCTCGATAAACCACCCAACCGGCACGCTGAATATCGCCGTAGCGACAACTCGGATCAACCAAAACTGTTCGAATATCACAATATTTAATCCAAGGACGAGAAATCAGCAAATCGTCATACTCGATTATAAGTTCGTCTGAATCTGGCGTGTCGACAAGTTCTGGCATACCGCCCAAAACATTCGGAACTGCCGTCTTTTCTGCTTTACGTTTATATCTCTTCGCCTTGACTTGGTGTTCAAGAAAACCCCATTTCATAATGCAGGTTCCCAGCAACGCCATCTGGTCGAGTGCTCGCTCAGCCTCTTCTTCAAACTTCATATCCCAGAGTTGGGAAGAAAACAAAGCCGTCTTAGCTCGAACAATCTCTTGTTTCGTGCCCGGTCGGGGACGAAGCAAAAATGGGGGGTCTTCATAAAAAATTCCACCCATCAGTTTAGGAACGATAGACGAAATGTGGTTGCTGACTAGGAATTTAGGAACGTTGGCCTGGGCTACATTGCTGCCATCAAAAGCTGATGCTGCGGCCGGACTCTGATAGAGAGTATCTGCCAATGTCCAACCCGATGCCCATTGTTGAATGTTAATATAATTGTCTGCGGTACTCGTATCGTCCAGAACTAATTTTAACGCAGCGGCATCCTTAAAAGACATCGTGTTAGTTTCAACGTCTATATGGGTGTTTTCTTCTGTTATTTGGCTATCGGGGACTAAGTATAAATCCGCCGCCCTTACCGATAAATCATCACTCATTATTGTCCTGAAATTGCGCCGGGTTACTTTCTAGTTGGCCACTTTGGAACCCATCCAGTATCTTCTGGTGGAGCGCTGCCAAAATTGATGTTGGATATATCTGGGGGACGGCCGAAGATACGGTCATAGTTTGCTTTAATCTGATATTTCTTTTTCTCTTCTTCCAGAAAGGCTTTTGCCTCTTCCGCGTCTTTCTGGTTCATTGACGTGACGGGGAAGAAAGATGTGTGAAAATAACTCATCGCGTCGGGGATGTCGTCCTTCCGACCTCTGTTCTTATCTTCTCCGGTGTACATTGTCATTTGATAAAAAGTTCGATCAATCCAACTACCCGCAACGAAATACAACCTGTCGTCATTCAATAAAATTTCCAGTCCTTTAATCCTGTTTCGTTTAGCGTGTCTCAGAGTTGACGGATTTTTCCAAAAGATATTAAGAGAGACGCCGAATACCGGGGCTAATCTTTGCAACTCAGCTTTGAGCCAATCCGCCCCATTCGAGTTCTCAATCAAGGTTCTTTTTGGGTTCCATTTTTTATTCAAATTGATTATATTGAGAACTAATTCTGATTGAGAGAGTTGATCGCAAATAACTTCTAGAATAACCAAAGCATATCGTCCGTCTTCTTTCTGATAGACTCGCCCAACCACTCCGGCCGAGAAATCTGACCGCTTATTGGCTGTCAAAGCCCAATCCCAACAAATATAGATGTCGCCTACTTTTGGGGCGGCTTCTTTCTGATATAGATGTCTACGAAGCGCATCTTCATCAAACGTGACTCTAAAATCACCGTCTTTGTCTTCGCCTGCCGGTTCGTTCAGTTGTTGACAGCGAAAAGTCCTTTCATTATTAAGAAGTATCTGGCGAAGAATCTTGAACGTTCTTTCTGGGAACGTCAAAATAACCATATCCTCTGTAAGTTCTTTCAGAGGAACTTCCGCGTACTCAGGCTTAACTGTCCAGCAACCGCGACAAAAATACTTAAGCGCACTCTCTTCTGGATGGTCTCGATATGCCTGAAGTCGCAGACCGTACAAATCTTTAGGAAAGTATCTTGTGCCGATATTGTCTGTAAATCCCCAGTCGCCCCGCATACCATCGGCCGTATCAAATTTATCTTTCAGAGATTCTCGGGCATCTTCGCTATTTGAATTGGAGTCGGTAACGACGTCGTCGTTTTTTCTGATGTCGCAGTGACCGCCAGACAAACTAGCGTCAAGAGAGTTAACCCAGATGGACTCATCAGGTTGTTTGTGTTTTCTAACATCTAATACGAGGCCCAATGCTGACGTTCCGTCTCTGCCCCTAATGATATACTCGGGAAATAAGAGATGCATGTCTGTAAAATCGCCGCGGTCGGGCCAATAGAGATATGCTTTTATATCCCTTAAAAATTTTACACCCTGCTTATATACCCCGGTTAAAAGAAAAATACGAATATCCGGGACATTCAGCATCCATTGAATTACATCGACTCCATCGATTGTCGTCTTATAAAATCCCCGGGAATCCAACAGTGTCATCTCTCTTGTTGGGCTACCGTATTGATCGAAACGCTCTTGCCTTTTTATAGCGTCGTGAACGTCTTTGAGTGTGTATCCGGCGGGCCATGCGCCGTCGAAATCCTTCTGAACAAACTGATCGCATACAATTTGATGAACTTCGGACACCCAATCCTTCTTTAAAACCGTCTTACCTAACCAAAATAAATCTTTGCGGGCCTGGTCTCGAAGATTTAACCATTCCTCAAAGGATCGCTCCATGCCTAAAATTTTACTGGTTGATGGATCGGGTCTTTTTATCTTCTTCTTTTCGTCTTCTTCTGATTCTTGATAATCCAGACCCCGATAAATTTTTCCGAGTTCAACCCAAGATAAAGATTCTGATAGATGTCTTACCCCATTGGCTGATTCGTCTTTCTCTCGCAAAGGATCAAGAAATTCATTGAGTTCAACGCGTTCCTTTTTCTTCTCTGCACGCTTATCTCTGCTGTATTGATTTTTCTGTTCACCTTTAAAGGGCATTGAAAACCTCAAAACTGCTATTGTATTTCTTTATTATCTATCCTGTCTTGGAAACCAAAATTACATCGACGCTGTAGTTTTCTTTTCTTGTGGTATATAATCGATATTTACCGGGTTCAGCAACATCTATATACACCGGAACGTCATAATAATATTCCGGCGATAGTCCGAGACCAAGCGTATTGACTTTGAATGCATATCCACCTTGTGTGAATTTCGGATCGCCATTCTGTACGGGAAGCTTAAATGAGTGGTCTTTTCCGAACTGTGCTTTAAATACATCTTCTGGAATCGTTAAAGGGGTTGGGGCTGGTTTAGCGGAGAAATCTTGCGCTGGGTCAGATAACAATCTCCAGGCACGAGATATCGGGATGGCTATAACTAAACTACCTAAACCTGGGCCACCGCCTACAACTATCCCAACAAGAGCTTTCTGTTTAAGATCAAATAAGCCGCTTCCACTAGAGCCTGGTGCGGCCAACCCATTAACGGGCATCGCGTTCGACCAGACAGGATAATTGGTCAATAGATTATTGGGAAAATGATTGAATACCGGAGAAATAGCTTTCAACTCTACAGGCATCTTGCCAAAATCCAAAGCGTACGTGTAATTTGTCAACGTATCGCCTGCCTGCAGTCTGTGTTCGTCACCGAACCTAACAGTCGACAATCCTGCGCCATTCACCAATCGAAGGATAGCCACGTCGTCCGTAGCGGATATCTTATATGGAATGGCCGTATAGAAAGGCCCCTGTTCGTTGTCCGAGAAAGACACTTCCTCGGGTCCAAGCAAACCGGCCGGAGTCCCTTCTTCAGGGTTAGCGTCTTCGTAAACGCAATGTCTGGCGGTCAGGAAATAAACGTCGCCACTCTTCATTTCGGTAGCGAAAGCTGTCCCGGAACAAATAAATCTACGCTTGCCGTCTTTCGTAAGAAAGATAGCTCCGGCAGCATTCTTGGAACGAGTCGCGAACGCTCGCTTAGAATATCTAGAAACCCCCGTCCCGGTTAAATGTGTCAATGCGAGTACAGCAATCAAGCTCAATATCGTAATTCGTTTCATCCGATGTCTACTTTCCAACGAGACATAACAAGGCAATTACGTTGGATTCGCCGCCCTATCGCCCTCACAAAAGGTCCCCTGTTCAGCGTCTAACTATGATGCTATTGCTGTGAATCTTTCTTTTTTCCAATGACTTCTGTAATTCGATTAGCGACATAATGAGACGTAGTAAGAGCCGTGATGCCTGCTGTTTCTACACCGCCTGGCAGAGCATGAGTATGAAGAACAACGTGGGTAATCCAACCTATTGCCGCCATGGATAAAACAGCGCTGATGATTCGGGAAGAACTGGGGGCATTACCATCACTAAAAGCCTGCCGAATAAATTTCATTTAGTGTTTCCAGGATTTCATCGTGTGTGCGAAGTTAGCCATGTGAGCGATATGTGCGTTGTCGGAATTACGGGCAGATGCCAACTTAGCGGTCGGAATCTTTTCACCTGACGGGACACCTAGAGCGCGATGAAGACCACCTTTACGGAGATGGTGTAATGCGCGATAAAGCGAGACATTATGCTTCGCCATGTTATACTCCTGCTGGACCTGGGGCTGGCATAACTACCGGTCCTGTAGCCGCTGGAGCGGCCGGACCTGCTTGAGCTTCTGCCTCACCGGGGTTAGGCATACTCGTATGATCCATCATATGGTCCATCAACCCATCATGATCCGCGACCGCACTCTTAACATCCTTGTGGGGCCCGTCCTGGTGGACGTGGTGTACCGTGTGACTATTGTCAGCGTGATGCTCGATGTGAGTATGGGTGTAGCCGTGTCCCGCATGTTTCTTCTTAGCGTGCTCCGCCATAAAAATCTCCTGTTACTTCCCGTCAGCGAAAGCTGATGGGTTTGCGCCGCCATCTTCACTGCGCTTGTTAAAGCCAAAAGCCTTGTTTCGAACCGCGGTATTCTTGATAGAAGACATCGGTGCGCCGTGCCCAGTCTTCTGATTCGTTACAGACCCTTCGCCCATCGTGCCCGCGTTACCAGATATAGCTTTGGTACGCATAGCGTGCGCCGCTGCGTGGGGGGCGGGGTTGTGCTTCGCCATCTTGACGGTCTCTTTGGTGTGGGCGGAGTGAACCGAACCCAATCCTAGACCTTCCCCCAAAGCGACAGTCTTCTCGTGAGACTTGTGCGATGGGGCGTCCTTCGCACCGGACATCGGCGTGCTGCCAATCTGCCCTTTGTAGGACGCAACTGGCTTTTTCTTTGTGTGCTCTTTCATTTGAATCTCCTAATTAGTCTTTATCTTCTGAATCTTCTACGTATCCTTTCTCGTACTCGACTACTTCACAACAGCCGTGCTTAATATCAATAATAGGTATCAGTTTTTCGTCTTTCTTAACTTGCGCGTCGGCGATTACAAGAGAGTGTAAACATCGTCCTTTACCATTCTCGTCTTTAAAAGTTTCGCCATCCTTCATTTTTCGCCAAACACAGTCGCCGCAATGATATGGGCCTTGCTCTCCGTATCCAGATAACTTTGTGCTACCGGGCCAAAGCGGGCCTGTTTGGTCTAGAAGTCTTTTCAGTAGGGATATCTTTTTAAGCCAACCCATTTTCTTTTCAGGCATTGCGTCTCGCATCTCGGGCAACTTGATACTGGCTGCCTAGAATACTTCGTCGTTGAAGCTCGTTACCTTTGGCTGACGTAGCCTGTGCGGTTGCATCATAATCCTTGTCGACACCTGAAGAGCCTGCTATATAAGCCCTCTTTTCTGTTGGATCGCTAATCTGTGCCGCTTGATGGCCGCGTTCTGTAGTTATGGCTGCTCGTTGTTCTTCTGTAGGCATTTACTTCTCCGATTCTTTTCTGGCTTTTCTAGCGTGCGAATAACTCGGTTTTCCTTCATGTACGTGCTCAGGAACACGTTGGCCCTTACTAGCTTTGTCCCATTCCGCTAACGCAGTCTTCCCGAGAACTTCCGGATGGGCATGCAGATATCCGCGTTGGGCCTTGGAAACGAACGGCATAATTAGGCTCTATTAAATCTCTTTTATAGTTTTACTGCTTCTTGCTTCTTTCTGCTCTCTTAAATTGCGCAACGCCTTCAGTGCTTTTTGTTCTATTTTGTCTTCAGTTTCTTCTGATGGTGGCTTACATCTCTTAGTTTTACCATTTTGGGCTTTTCTAGTTTCGCTCTCGATATGTCTTACGAGAGATTCTCCAAAAGAATTGACCGCGGCGCGAGAAACTTCTTGACTATTTTCCAATCCTAAAAACTTAGAATCAAGGGTCTTAACGTCGGATTTTATACTTTGCAGAGATGCGCTGTGAGAATCTAGCGAGGCTTGCAAATGCGGAAAATGATTCGTCATCAAAAGAACGACGTTATCGTTTACCTTCTTGACTTGATTATATGAAGATTTAATCCAACTATATATGCCATAGACGGCCCCGCCTGCGGAACTGGACGCGCCAACTATCTTAACGTAGTAATAATATTCCTGAAGGGAAACCACAGACACATCCGATAAATAAAGGTTGTCGGGGCTTTAACGTCGACTGCTCTGGGTTTCACAGAATCGTACCGGGGGAATCGCTAGGCGCATTCGCCACTACGGCAAACGAAATTAAAGGGGCAACCATCACTGGTTGCCCCGGATTGTTTAGGACTGAATCTGGAACTGGAACATGTTGGCCGCGTTGCCCGGTTCAGAAACCGAGAAAGTCACACGCATCACAACACCGAACACTGGAGCACCTGGGAAAATCACGTTGCCGAAAAAGTTCAATCCGGACAAAGTGCTTGCTAGAGCGTTCACGCCGCCAGCCTTCACGGAGTTATCTACGACGGAAACCTGATATCCGGACAAAATACCGGACTGGGTGTCGCCGTTAACCGTTGCTTCAATCTGCCAGGGATAGAATACGCCAACGTTAGTCTGAACCGTTACTGCGCCAGTTGAAGCAATAACTGTGTACGTCGGAGAAATAAGCGTTCCGGTGTTAGCAACCATGTCGATTGTAACGGCCGGGCAAGCGCCACCAGGACCAACTTCAAAGTTACCGGCAGCCAAAATCATGAATTGCTGACCGTTAAGTTCGTTATCGCCGCGAACTGCCAACTGACCTGTTGCATTGGTCGATGAAGGAGTCGTGCTTGCGCCAGCCGTAAAATTTCCGCTAGGCTGGGTAAAATACTTTGCTGCTGTACCGGTTCCGCCGACTGTTACTGGGCTCGAACCGTTGATGTTCCACTGATTTACTACTGCCATGGGTGTTTCCTCTTTTTTAGTATACGTCGGACGACCATGCTTGCCGGGCAAGCGGTGGTACGACGCTTTTATAAAGAGAGACGCTTAGCTCGTGCTGCGAAACTCCAAATAAAATTTTGAATAAACTTTTAAACGTAAGACGCTGTGAAGACTACGCTAGATGACGGAGGCGTTGTTCCGGCTGTTCCGCCGGTCGTGACGGCTGCGGCGGTCAAGGCTGTAGCGAAAGTCTTGCCTGGGGCTGCCGAGGTGAAGAACATGTGTGTAATGATAGAGCTTGCCGGGGCGTAGATGATTTCATCCGGAGCAGTCACACCCAACGTGATTGAACCACTAGCTACGTTGAAAAGTTTCACGTAGGTGGCTGCGACGTTCAAAGAGTTGTCTATGATGACATAATACAACTTTGCCGAAGATGCCTTAATGGCATCGAGAGCGCTTCCAATTGCGGTGTCGTTATAGATTATCTCGACTGCCGGGGTGCTTACATTTACTTGTGTAATAGCCATAATTTTCTCCTATAAACTCTACGCAGTTATGCGCCGTGAGCAACCCCAAGATAGTCTAACCAGTAGGAAATGTTACCGCCGAGATTAATGCACTGAAGGATGTCCAAATTCGAGGGATTAGAAAATGCGGAAGCAAAAAATTGAGCGGTCGTGGCAGAACTTGTCAAAAGAGTTTGAAATACGCCGATGCGTGTCCCGTCGGTAGGCGCGACGGCCGGATTATGAACTGCGCCGGTCCAATCAACATTAACCGCGACGGTCGGTAGATTACTTGGATTGCTGCCAGGAATGGTAATCTGGATTAAATCAAGATTCTGGGCCGAAGCCTGACTTGGTAATTGCGGAAACGCTAATTTCAGCGTAGGTCCGAACATCTGTGCCAATACAGCCGTGGGTGTTGCAGCCATAAAATAATACTCCTTAAATTTAGTGGGAAATTGGTAGCCAGGGATTGAATCGGACAATCATTTCACGCTTATCGGGCGTGCGTACTAACCATTGTACGACCCGGCTATTGAAAATGGTTGCCCAACTTGGACTCGAACCAAGATGCGCGGCTTCAGAGGCCGCTATCCTACCGATTAGATGATCGGGCAATAGAAACTTTGGCGGTCACAAACCGCCGCGGCGATTCTCATGCTTCCCGTCGGAAGCGCATCGCGTTACATCGAGATTGGATGGCCTGGGCTCTCGCCCACATTGTCCTTCTTCTCAAGGAAGACGGCCCACTGGTTGCCTCGGTACGACTCGAACGTACATAGCGAGATTCAAAGTCTCGCGGCCTGCCGATTAGCCGACAAGGCAATAGAAAATGGTCCTAGCTGCTTGAGTTGAACAAGCTCGACCTGTTCTTCAGACAGGGATGCAACCAATACATCAAACTAGGATAAAAATTAAACAGCCGAAACAGTCAGCGATACGATCATCGTGATTTCCGGGTCCAGGGAATCAACCAATAATACGCCTGTCTGAGTACCTAGCACGACACTCGTGTCATAAATGTTGACGCTTATCGTAAATATCCCTTCACCGTATCCGGCGTTGGGAGAAATCCGGAGCCAGGACGTATTAAAAATATTCGTTACTTTCCATCGCTCGATGTTTCCGGTCACACGGACCGTCTGGGCGAGCGGATTACCGGCAGCTTTCGTGGCTGTAAAGGAAGGATAAGTTGCTGATACATTCATAGTTTTCCTTTACTAAAAATTGGAGGAGAGCCAGAGAATCGAACTCTGTCATCCCACTAAGTAGGATGTCTCTGTTTTCGGGACAGTGGCCGACCATTCAGCGCTGCTCTCCTAAATTGGAGGAGAGAGTGAGAGTCGAACTCACACGACCTTTCGGTCGACAGTTTAGCAAACTGTTGCGGCTACCGTTTCGCCACCTCTCCGTATGTACTGCCGTCGCAGCTACTAGACGAAGTCGATGATGAGTTAAGTGTAGTCATATAAAATTTGCCCATTGCCCCGGGTCCAGGGTATCACTCGGAGTTTCACCGAGTAGTACAGAATATTGGCGAGACATGGCAGACTTGAACTGCCACCGTACGGTTTTGGAGACCGACATGCTGCCGCTAACACTTATGACTCGCAGAAAATTGGTACCCGTGGAGAGAATCGAACTCTCGCTACCGCCGTGAGAGGGCGGCGTTCTGCCACTAGACTACATGGGCACATAAATTGGACTACCGAGTCAGACTCGAACTGACTAAGAGCGGGTTTGCAATCCGCCGCTTCGACCACTTCAGCATTCGATAGATAAATGGCGGAGATACCGGGAATCGGACCCGGACTTTACCCGTGACAGGGGTATGTCGTTACCAACTGACCCTATCTCCGTAAAGGCTGTCACCCTCAGATTCGAACTGAGACCGTCCTCATTAACAGTGAGGCGTCCTGCCGGTTAGACCAGATGACAATTGAACTTGGTGGAAAAGGTCCGAATCGAACGGACTACGTCTCAGGGACGGCTTGTTTTACAGACAAGTGCGACTCTCCAACTTCGCCGCTTTTCCATTATTGATTAAAAAATCTTTGCGTGTCTGCTGATCTTGTCTCAAGAGTTGAACCGCAAGTAATAATCGGATACGTCGGCCATTGAGGCGTGTACGGTGCGACCCGCGGCTCAACATAAGGCATATAAGGAATAACAGTAATACCCATCGGCCGCGCTTCAAGCGCCGTAATCCTTGCCTTCAACAATTCAATCTCTGCCATTAATTTCTTTTCTAATTTCGTCATATATCCTCAAATTGGTCACCGAGCCGCGATTCGAACGCGGATCACGCGCTTAGGAGGCACGTCTCTATCCACTTGAGCTACTCGGTAATGTTAATTGGCTGTCATTAAGCAGGATTCTGTTCGGCTTGCGCCGTGACAATCATTCCTCTAATGCTCTCAACCCGGCCGTCGACACGCTAAGTAAACGCTCAGGCCCTATTTGAGATTGCACCAGTGTGGAGTGCCTTCGCTTGAATGAGTAGTATCTCAGGGACTCTTTGCCTCGGTTTCCCTACCTGGGTTGCACCCCGGATTCGGCATACCATCCTGACTTCAAAACCTACTACGAAGCCTTACCCGTCCGATTACTCGGCCCGCAACTTCCACGGCACTGTACTTAGATGTGTCCTGACTTTCCTCCAGTTCGGCTTACGCCTCACCAGCGATTGTCTTGACTGCCAAAATCAAAATGGTCGACAGGGTGAGATTTGCACTCACGACCCTCCGCTTAGAAGGCGGGTGCTCTATCTGCTGAGCTACCCATCGAAATTGGTCGCCCGCACGGGAATCGAACCCGTGTCACTTGATTGAAAGTCAAGTGTGCTGCCACTGCACCAGCAGGCTAAAATGGTTGTCGGTGTAGGTATCGATCCTACTCGGCTCTCCAATCTGGAGAATCGCGGTTTATAAGGCCGCGCTGCATCCTATGCTACCGACATCAAACTTGGTAGCGCGTCAGGGATTCGAACCCCGGACTTCCTCTTTGTAGGAGAGGCACTCTAGCCGCTGAGTTAACACGCTATGGGGGTCCCGCTCGGACTCAAACCGAGATAATCAGTTTCGAAGACTGAAGCCCTTTTCAGTTGGACGACAGGACCGTAAAAACTTGGTGGGCCGCCCACGAATTGAACGTGGTCTCGACGGGTTAAGAGCCCGCTGTGCTGCCGTAACACTTGCAGCCCAAACTTTATAATGGCTGGAGAAACGGGGAATCTCACCCACCGCACGCACTCACCCGGCGCGACCGGAAAACTTTGTGCCACTCTCTCCACAGAAATTGGTAGGTCGGGTGGGAGTCAAACCCACAACGTTCCGATTAAAAGTCGGGCACTCTGTCAATTGAGTTACCGGCCTACAGAAACTGGAGCTTCGTGAAAGAATCGAACTTTCACCTTGTCCTTACCAAGGACACGTTCTGCCATTGAACCAACAAAGCTCAAAAAGTGTTGTGCGACTGGCGTTACTTGCTACTCGAAAGCAGCAGGACCTACCGTCATTGGATGGTAGCCAGCGTGAGGGAAGTATCCGAGGATGCTCTCACATCACTTCGGCCAACTATCGCACGATACTATCCGCACAACTGAGAGACTGGAGCCCAGTAAATGAGTCGAACATTTACCTGCAAGGTACGAACTTGCTGTACTGCCACTATACTAACCGGGCTCAGAAAATGTTGGGGCTCCCTCGCGGGCCCGCCCTCCGGGGTGACTTTCCTTTACGTTTTCACGCCAGGTATTAAAGCCACAAACAGTATTGGAGCGGAACGCCGGAATCTAACCGGCCTACTCTGGGTGGAAGCCAGATGCCCGGACACTAGGCCAGTCCCGCCAAATTGGTAGCCGCAGCCGGATTCGGACCGGCGGAGTCAAGGTTATGAGTCTTGATTGAATCCAATTCTTACGGCAACAGAAAATTTATTCGTCGTGACAAACGTTTGCAGCCGGATGCCTTCGTCACAACGGCTGGTCAGGCTATGTTGTCGTGAGCCCCGAGGGACTGGCGACATGACCCGACTTCACACCAGATTAGCCTGCGCAAGCTTTAGCATCTCTCCGGCAGGAAGCGTGTAAACTTTGTCGAGCGTCAAGATCGGCTCTGGCCGATACTCATGACCTGTTCTCTCGACTTGCATAGTGTCTCACAAACTGATTTGTTTGTCAAGCACTATTTTCAGAAATTTGGTGGATCGCCGGGGAATCGCACCCCGATCTTCTCGGTGCAAGCGAGATGTTCTCCTGTTATACTAGCAACCCACAGAAACTTTAGCTTCTTCTGGAATACGAAGCTCGTAAATCTTAAGACCGTCTACGTTTTGTTTTCTCACCCATCCGGCGTTTACAACAGGCGGCAGCGATTCAAAAATACTATCTAAGATTTCTTCAATCATTTGTTTCTCCATAAAATTGGTGCGCCGCGAGAGACTCGAACTCCCACCCAATTAAGGACTGCTTTCTAAGAGCAGCGTGTCTGCCATTCCACCAGCAGCGCGTTACTTAATATTTTTCGACTTCGACGGAATCAGCACGGACTGTCGGTATACCTTTCCGTAATAACCACCGATTCTACAATCACCTGCATCGACTAGATAATCAAGAGCACAACACTCTGACACAGGCAAATTATTTACCAACTCAAACAAATCAAATGGGTGAATGTACGTTACTTCGCCGGGACCTTCTGTTAGTTGCTTTATAATCGCCTTCTGTTCTTCAACAGTGGTTCTTAAATATTCTATCTCAGCCTGGACATGGCTCATTTTGTATTTTACGTAATTCATTATATCAGTCATTGTTTTCCTTCTTACATATATTGGTAGGCCGTATCGGATTCGGACCGATATGGGGTGTTAGCCCGGCGGGTTTTAAATCCGCTGTGTCTGCCATTCCACCAACAGCCTAAATTGGTCGGCCACTCCGGACTTGCACCGGAACGCTATGTTTCAAGCAACGGGTTTTGAGTCCGTCGTGTCTGCTATTCCACCAGCAGCCGTAAATTCTTTCTTAGTCTTTCTAATTTCTTTCAGTGCGTATCGCTTGTCTTGCCAAACCGATATCTGAATGTAAAAAATCGCTGCGAGCGACATCGCTGGTATCAACAGCGCCAGGAACCACGTCAGACTGAATAGAAACGTTTGCATAAAATTGGTCGGGGAAGCTGAATTCGAATCAGCGATCTCTGCTTTCCAAAAGCAGCGGGAACGGCCAGACTTCCCCATTCCCCGATTAAACTTCAAAATCCGGATATTTTTCCAAAAGATGTTTCTCGCAATAATGTTTTGTAGTTGGTATTCTATCATCTAAATCATGAATAGAATATTTAGCTATGCGAGAACATCGGCAACAAAGATCATAGTCCGGATTATTCATCTTTGATATTTTCATAAAATGGTCGGGAATGCTGGAATCGAATCAGCGCCTCCTGTATCCGAAACAGGTAGACTACCACTATCACAATTCCCGAAATTGGGGTAACCCGTTGGATTTGCACCAACCCTATCAGCGTCACAGGCTGAAGTGCTGCTACTACACCAGGGCTACACAAAATGCGCCGACGTCCTTCCGTTAGACGACTCGTTACGAGCCGGGAATCGAAACCCGGATATTCGGCTGACCTGCCTGAATGCGCTATGGCTCTTCAGGACTTTAATTTATTGACAACCACTCCCTGACGCGATTAAGCTTCGCCTTCCGCCCTAATGGGCTCCATCTCTGGTGCGATACGCGCTGCCGTTGTCAAACTTGGAGCCAAATGTAAGAATCTAACTCACGCCCGCGAGGTACAAGCTCGCTGTTCTAACATTAAACTAATTTGGCTTAAACTTTTTGTCATTCTCGACTTGCATAGTGTCTCACAAACCGATTTGTTTGTCAAGCACTAAATTTAATTTCCTGCGTTATCCGCGGTACCCCATCGATTGCGTGTCCGACGCTTCGGGTTACCGTTCGGGCTGTTGGTATCGTCCCCGGCTACCTGAATGTCGATTGCCTTCCGGGCTGCGCCTTTAACTTCCTCGGCTTGCCGGACTGCGGTGACTGAGCGTGTACCGGGATCATTGCCATATAGAACTGCGGTCGGTGTATTAGACTTCCCGGGGACAGTTCGGGCACCCGCCTGGGGGTTGGCGCACGGAGGCGCGACAGGAATACTAGTTCCGGATTGCACCGGACCCACCGCGGCGTCTCTTCGTGCTATCGTTTCTTTGCTTCCGACTTCTGATTGCGATTTCGTCATAATTCCTCTAGTTGTCCGGCGTGGCTAGCTGATTTGCAGCGTTCTTAAGCACTGGCGTAAGATTCACGTCGACAAGATTATTTCCAGGGACATCCATAGTCACAATTATACTGCCGGGAAATCTATAACCGGTGTTGTACGGTGCTGCTGTGACTTCATTTAAATCGGCCGTCAATTGATACGTGCCTTGTGGAATGCCGGTAAAGGTATAGACTCCCAAGGCGTTCGAGTAGGCGACGAAATCGTACTGACCGTCTGAGTTTTGATAAAGAACGTTGGTCAACCTTATGCGCACGTTATTTGCAATACAATTTCCTGAAATGGAGTTTGACATGTTGTCTCCTAATGCTTGCCACAAATACAAGGCTTATTACGACGTATATTCCATCTTAAACAATTAGCGATACGTCCGCCTTTTCCTCTGTCATAATTAGGGGCGAATATCCCTTTTCCGCTTTCAACGGCCTCACGGCCATATTTACGGCCATATTTACGACCCAATGCTTGAATATGGCCACTCTCAACATTCTTTCTTCCGAGTTCTATAACTTGTCCGCTCTCGACATTTCTGCGACCATTTATCTTACCCACAGCAGATTGAGCTAATTTAGTTTGCGGAAGATTTCTAATCTGATCTAATTGCCCGCTTTGTACATTCTTTCGACCTTGAATAGGCCCATTTCTAAGGCCGTTTTCAGAATAAGCTTTTTTAGACTGCGGCAAACTATGTATTTTAACGATATGTCCATTTTCGACATTGTTACGGCCTTGGATTTGACCGCCTTTACGTAAGCTTTCAGGTGTTGCTAGGGTTTTGATCCGCCCGCTTTTAACGGCAATGCGGCCCGCTATTTTACCACCAGCTCGACCGCCTTTTCCTTTATCATAATTAACTGCGAATATTCCTTTTCCACTTTTTACAGAAGCCGCGCCAGCAAGGGCGGTTATTTGCTTATAATCTTGTAACCCGGGAAGGGTTAAATTCATACCACCAAAATATCCGCGCCATGTATGGAATCTAAACATCCAAATTGTTTCTTCTTCGTTAAGTTCTAACTGATTAGAAACTTCAATCTGTTCTCGGATTGGTTGTGGGAGTTCTGCACCCAAAAAATCAACTTTAAAACGCCTTCCAAAAGAACTTCGCCCAGATCGATGTTCATTATCTCTCTTAGGTCCTTGCCCAACATAGATGAACCTTGTTGGGTCTTGCGGATGCGGGTAACGATATAAAGTACCTTTCATAAACTCTCCAGTAAAGAGTAGATAGGGGTGTGTTACTGGCACACCCCAATCAAGTTGTAGCTACAAAAATCATATCATCAAATATGTAAAAAAGTCAAGCTAATTAATAAATTCGCAACGGCCTTGCTTGCACACCGCGCCATGTACTCGACCTGCTACTTCAATTAGCCCAACATCTACCGTGGGGTGCGCCGGAACGTCCGCGATTCCATAAGTGAAGACACATGTATTTCCCGAGCAATCGACGTCATGAAAACCGCTTTCTAGATCGGCTAATCCATGCTGAACGGCGGTGTTGGGACGGGCTGACGGGCAAACAATCAACGCTGTCAGTACGGCGATAGTTAGAAAAGTTTTAACTAACTGCATATTATTGTCCTATAGAGTTTATTACTGCGTGAAGCCAAATTAAAAATCCCGCCGCAAGAATCGTTTCAATCAGCAAGATGACTAATATAATTTTAAACTCTGAAGAAGTTAAAGAGAAAAATTCCAGAAATTTATTAACCACGCTACATCCTAATCAGCTAGATATTTCTTCGTAAGAATCCGGGCGATACTATCGGCCCGCCCTTCTGATTGGCATTGGCAAATAAGATGTCCTGCTTCATGAGCCAGAGTAAATCTAAGTCTATAAGTACCGGCGAAGAATGTGTAGTCTTCATTGACGAGAGTCTCGTTCTGAGCCATTATTGTGAAAGCACTATCCGTTTGACCTTCCAGATGGTAATACCTTAATGCATCTTCCCACTCGGCTCTGGGAAGAACTACGATTCGCCACCAATTAACCATCGGCTGCCCTGAGAAATCCAGGCTATTTGCTAAGTTACGTATTCTAATACTTTCATAGTACGTCGGCGCACGGACTTCGATGATAATACCTTCGGCAGACGCTTGCGGATAGGCTCTGCGGTTATCGTGATCCCAATCCCGCCTTCTGTCGCGGTCTCTATCTTTATCGTGGTCTCTGTCATGGTCTTTGTCGTGATCGCCATGGGGGGTACGTGTCCCAACGTCGACATGATAGTGTTGTCGAGGACATCCGGACAAAAGCATACTAGCGGACAAAACAGCGGACATAATCAGCGCGGATGTTTTCATACAACCTCTGCGAGATAACAAAATAAAAGGGCGGGATTTTAACCCCGCCCGTAATACTATTGGTTAGATTAGGAGATGAACTGCAACTGAGCCGACACAGGCAGCCCGGCGGTGATCGTCAGGATACCAGTGGCAGACATCGTGTTGCCAGCATCAGACCCACTAATCGTGGAAACCCCAGCCTTGAGATACGCTAGCTGTCCAGTCGTAGCATCAACAGTCGCTACGGTAGGATCACTAGACACATAAGCAAGAGCACCCGCGGCGGGCACGACGTTCCCAGTTCCATTGGGTCCGTCGAACTCGACCAACGCTGCCTTAAGGGGCTTGTCATTTACGTGAACGGTGATGTCCATGGTTTTCTCCTTTAGGAAATAAAGTCGAGTACGGCCGAGACTGCTTTCCCGGGAGGGGGAGGCAGCAACGACAGTATCAACTTCTCAAGGCGATTTAGAGTTTCGAGAATATCCTCGATTTTCTCTTCAATCTCCTCAAGCTCGTGACGCTCAAATTTCTCTGATCTTTCCAGCTTTTCTAAACTCATTACTGTCCTCCTTCATAACTCGCCCAGAGGACGAGGATTACAGATTTAAATAATAGACATTAAAAAACACGACTGACAAACTTAAGGCGTGGTTGGCGCTACAAGAGTTAGAAATGACGACAGCGCTGAAATTTCCGACGATGATAAGTGTGCTAAGGCTGTCAGAAGAGCCGGAGGCAATCCGGGCACCGGGACAGGAGGCGGTGGGGGCGGAGGTATCACTGCCGGTACCACGGCTGTCATAGTTCTTATCCGGTTAGTCCAACCGGTAAGAAATACGCTGTCGGCTGGATTTCTAACCACGATGGTGGTTGCGTAAGCGATCATGGCATTTCTAAAATTCATCAGAAGAATTGCGACGTTTTGAGCGTTAACAGTCGCTAAGGTTACTGGCCCGAATACGCCGTCGACAGCGACCATCAAAACGTTTTGAATAACCCTGACCGCTGAGTGGGTTCCAAATAGGACGCCTAGATCAAACAAAGCATTAGTAACAAATTGGTCGGTAATAGATGCGTAGAGTGTATTCCAGAAATCCTTCAAGTAGATGGCAATAGCGCCGTCTCGGGTTAAACCTTTGATGTCGACGTTCGGGTAGGAGCGCTTCGAAATACCAAAATTTGTCTCTCCGCCTGGGTCGCGGGGATCGTTCACATAGCCGTCTTCGTTAACTAGAGTTAAACTGACGGCTTTTGTAAAGTCTGCCATCTTAGTCTCCCAAGGTTAAAACCTTTTTGTAATACTCGTGAATTTATAGATAAGAGCGATAAGTCCGGCCACAGATAATGCCAAGGCTAGTCCTGCGCCGATTAAAATCCAGAGTGGTATATTCATAGTTTGTAAGACCTTAAAAAGCGGTCTCTCTTCATAACCCCTATATTATCATATGGTTAGAAGGAATACGGAGGTGTACGTACGTACCCGGGTGTTGCCAACGCATGCGACCACCGGAGCAAGACCGGCTTGGGGGCGGGTACGGCACCGGCAAGGCCACCCCCCTCCAAAAAATATTTTACTCTAAGTCCTTTCTACTCAACAAGATAACGAATGACAAACAAATGATATCAAGCGGCTCTCAATCTGCGAGGCTCTCACCCCCGACCGCGGTCGAAGTCATTTCATTGCGTTGCATTTGTTGCAAGTACTTTGTTTTGTTGCGGCTGCTGCGATGACCTATCAATCAATAGTTTAATGACATTCACTAAACTTGGCGGGTTTATCGAGCGAGTTCATGATAATGTGTTGATTTTAAAGGATTTAGCAATTAATTCCGGAAATTTTCTGGTCAGGACCAAGCGGCGCAAGAGTTTTCGTCTGATGCGTTTGAGAGTTCAGACTCACCATGCTTCGTCTGTAAACTGTTTGCTTTGTTGATGTTGCGGAGATTGCTGCGCTATCAATTCATTTGGAAGCTTTCTATAGGTCTTGCTTCTGGTCTCGATTAGACCTATTTATAGGCTTCCCATAGTACAACTGACCATGGCACGGGTTATTTTGATTGGCCTATCATGTCGGCGTTCGGCGACATTCCAGGATGTCAGCGAGCGACAACTTAGGTGAACAAATATAGAATGGTGACAGTATCTCAGGATTGTGTCACCAAACTTTGGTGACGGTATTTTTTACACACTTATTGCGGTGTTGACCGCCTGACTTATTGCATTATTGCATAGTATGCAAGAAGTCGACCCAGTGGGAGAGAGAGAGTAAAACAATTAAATGTAACATTACGTTACTCTCGTACGATGGCGTCACATTTTATATAAGTATAACAAAACAAACAAGATAATAATTATTGGTATTTATTCGGATATTCTCTGGTATTTAATTTAATTGATTTAATTACTCTCTCTCTCTCCTACTGACCGGACTTCTTGCATAGTATGCAATAATGCAATAAGTCCCTTGACAGACGTTGTGGCCTGTGCTAGACTCTGATTCGAGGTAATTTTATGCGGACAGGTCGACCAGCAATACAGAAAGAATCGGCGATGAATTGGCTACAAGATTGTCTCAGTAGCGGCCCAGTCAAGGTCAGCGAGATTAAGGCATGTACACCGGCCGGATGGCGAACAACATTAACAATCAAAGCAGTGCTTGATATCAAGAGCAGAAAAATAGCTGATGATTGGTATTGGTATTTACTCACCGCACCCGACCTACCCGTTGTCGACCAGGACGAAGAACCGGAAGACACGACAATCTACACGTCACAAATGGTTACATCAATCAATTGGATGAATCAACGGGGAGAGGACGAACAAGCGATAGTCAGTCAATTAATCAAAGACTGCAAGGCTTGGCCTGCTAAGCCGCCTTATCCTGAATCGTACATCCGAGCGTTAGTCGCCAGCATATTCTATAACAGACCGAAACCCGCCGTTCCGGACGGCATCGAGGAGCCTGTTTAGTACTGGCTAAAATCAGTACCAACGTACTATAGACAATAATTACTGAGTCAGGTAGACTAGCAGTGTAATGAAGTTCACAACTAACCAGGAGGGCACAATGCAAGCTATCCCGAAAGCGAGCATAGAATGGCTAGTCGGTCGGTTGCATGTCTCGGTCAGCGACGAAGACGTCAAGAAGGATATCCGACGTCGAGCTCGCCGATACCCGAACGCTACAGAGGCCTACATTGAAAGAATGGCTGAGTATGCCGTAAAATGTCACCGCAAGAATCAAGTGCTCTATTCTGCTGTAGTCTCAGGGAGGCTATAATGATTCGATTAACAGTAACCGACGGCGGTCAACACCAGGAAGGTTTCTTGAACGAGTACAATGACTGTGCTGTCCGAGCACTAGCACTGTCGACCGGCGTTCCTTACACCAAAGCGCACGGGCTATTAAAGGCCGAGGGCAGGCGAGACAGGAAGGGCACAAAGCTTCCGCAGGTCAAGCGAGCGCTGGCTAATCTCTGCAATGAATCCAGCATCGCAAACTTTCAAGAGATAGTCCCCTCCACGCCTATCTTTCACCCTGTCTACGGTTATCCTTTTCGGCAGAAGTACCCGACACTGCAAGACACCATCAGGAAGTACAACGTCGGACGCTACCTAATCATTGCCACGGGACACGCACTCTGCTTGATAGACGGCGTTGTCCACGATAAGGGACAGATAAGCGGACCACGGTCAAGGGTCCGAAACATCTTCAAGATTACGCTGGCCGAGCCCTTGAAGACAATTATCACGCAGTCCCAGGTCAACGAACTTTGGGCAAGACTAGATAAGCTGGAGGGCAAATGACAGTCAAAGAATTAGCAGCCAATATCGGGAAGCAAGGTTTGCTTTCTATCAGTAACATGCAAGTCTTAGTTTCTATCAAGAACGCCCGGACAGTATTCGGGCGAATCGACTATCAAGTCACGCCAGTCAACGGCACGGGAACAACCTGGGTCGAATCAAATCGCGTTCAAGGGATACTATGGGAAGTTCGAAGCTAGTACGAAAGTACTATTGCACTGTTTTCAGGCTCCTGTATAATTGTTATATAAACCAAAGCCGCACAGCGGCAGAAAGAAGAAAATATGAAGACCTACACCGTACAAGCGACTTACCAAAGTAAAGCACGATATACTGCTTTTCGTCTTTCTCGTGTGCATGCTTTTCGTCATGCGGAAAAATTGATGAAAGCACGGCCAGTACTGTCTAATGGGAAAGTCATTTCGGTAACGGTTACACAAGATTAAGTGCAGTCCGCTAGTACCAGGACTAAAGTACTATTGACCTTATTAAGGCTATCAAGTACACTGATACTAGAAAGTGAGGACACAATGAAAGACTTAACCGTTGTCGGAATAAGCAGCAACACCAATTCTTTCGGGCTTAAGTCTGTAGTTCTGTTTCGCGGCGATGGACGAGCATTCCAAGCTTTGTCAAGCCAGTACAATCTGCCTTTCAGAGGTCAAGTCTTCGCGTTCATGCCCACTTACTTTGAATGCGTGACTGAGTTGGTTCGTCCTTCCGCCGAAGTATTCAAATTGGCTATGTGTGCGGCTGAATTAGCTAACTTCAAACCAGAGGTGCGATAATGAACGGACAAGCTATATGCAAAGACTGCGGGAACGGCACGCTGAACAACGCAATTAATGAGCAGTTCTTTCTAAGCATAGACGAACGCACCGAGTATGAAACTATAACTTGTGCAAATTGCGGCTCGTCACACATTGACGGCGAGTTATATCAGGAGGTGCAATAATGTTGCGACCCCAACTAAGTCTGAGGCGTGAGATATTCCTGGAAGCTGTCAAGCAAGCCGCAATATCCGGAGTTATCGAACCGACATATGACAGACTCCCTGAGGCCGTCAAGCAGGGTTTTTCATTCCAGAAGTTCGAGAGACTGGTCGAGCAGACCTATCTAGAGGTGCGATAATGATTGCAATGATTTTGATTTGTTTCTTTGCCTACTGTGTCGTTGACCTACTTGAAGCGATGTTCGGAAAGGTGCGATAATGAAAATCAAGACTATCCTGGCAGCAACCTTTACAATCCTGATTCTTGGTTTGCTAATCTATATCGGAGGACAACTCTAATGAGAGATTTCAAAACGCAACTAGCAGACGCAACAAACCTGTGTTGTCTGTGCAGCCACGAATTCGACGAAGATAATCCATGCTGCTGTGACGACGGCCTTTTCGAAACACCCAACGGCAAATTGCACACTGACGGTGTCTGTGTCCAATGCTGTACGTCGGTGCATGGTGAACAATGGTCTCCATCTATCCAACATGACAGGGGTGAATAATGAATAACCAATTCAGCGTTCAAGGCCGATTAATCGAAGCACGCAAGCGGGCAGAGCAGGGCAACTGGTTCCCCGCCTGCGACGGCACCGAGACAGAATTTAAAACTCGCTCAGGCATGCGTCTGCTGTACTGCTATCAGCCGAGCACAGGCAATCACGCCTATCTGAATCTTGACACTGATATCATCCTGACTGATGCCGAAGCATGGCAGGCGTTGAATCCCGAACCTGCAAACTCGGGATATCTCACCAGGAAGTCGTATGAAAGTGTGAAACCGTGACACTAAACTCGTATTCTTACTGCCCTCACTGCCATTCCGAGCATTTGCTTGCTTGGATACCGTGCGTTAAACAAGAAACAACGTACCGTCAAACATGCTTCGATTGTTATTATGAAACATGGGAGCCCAAAGAGGGCAACTGGAGGAAACCACAATGAATCAGCGATTCAGCAAGAAAACGTCAGCACTGACTTTAAACAAGAGATACGAAACAGAATTGACAAAGGCTGTCTTGCATCTGAGCAATGCCCTAGACGCCATATCAGATGAGCATCCCGACTGGAAAGAACTAGACAACGCTCTAGACAACGCTCTAGACGTTATGGACAGCATTAGTCTAGACTTTGAATAGGAGAAAACAATGAGCGCAACCAAACTTGTATTCGCAGCATCCTGGCCCGGCGAACCCAACGTAGGCATCTTCCCGGGTTACGAAGAGGTAACTGTACTGTTCAAGTACGGGCAGCCAATCGATGATGACACACTGTTGTACTGGCATGATGTCATCCAGGAGTTTTACGATGGCTCTAGAGTCGAATTGGTAGAACAGAAGGGCTAGCTATGAAATTATCTCCTCAGAATCAAGGAAAGATAGTTGCTGAATTCAATGGAAGCGAGAACTGTTGGTATGTCATGTTTCCGAACAGCGAAGTACAGGTTATAAAAACAAGAAAAGCTGTAGAGTCCGCTGCAAAGCGATACTTCAAAAAGAATGTCGAGCCGGGCAAAGTAGGCATCGGCAAGATTGAATGGAGAACATGATAGTTAAAGTTTACCGGAACCTAAAACATGGCAAGAAAGCCAAGCCGCTATACTCAATTATGCATAAGGGCAAGGTCATAGCTAGGCGTCACAGAGTCCTGCTCTCTACTGCGGTATTTGTTGTGCTTGAGTCAGGGCGTCAGCGAGTCATTAAAGATAAGCGCAAGAATGTCCACGCCTTTGTGATAGGCGAATTAGTCAGCGCTGAATTCACACCAAAGGGCGAGATATCCGGCTGTATGGGCATTGATGAAAATGGGACAGACCTACCTTACAAAGTGTCATATAATCCGTATACTGCGAGTCATTTTGTCGGCGAGCACGGTCAGAAGCTAAAAGGTGCGGGAGGCGTCTTGCTGAATGAGCACGGCATGACTGCAGCTTATGTGTACTGAAGGTTAGCACAGGAGACTTATGGACGCCAAACTTTGCGAAGATTGTCAAGAGCCTGTATTTCCAGGCGAAGCGAACAGACCCGCAAGGCGTACCCGATGCGGAGTTTGTAAATGTCTCTTATGCTTTTGGTGCTATCAGACGCACCGGACAGGCAATGAGCAAACCACAGGCGGCTGTACCGCGCATATGGATAATCTCCGTAGTACTAAAGTACTATTGACCTAATTTAGGCTATCAGGTAGAATGGTCAAGTAATCGGGATACGCTTTAAGGTGGTGAAGTATAGGTCAAGCAAGTCCACCAGACAGGTCATGCTGAAGAGTGGTCCTGATTACAACGGAGGATTAATGTCAGTTAAAATGAGACAGGAAGTCGAACGCAAGATTGCCACAGCATTCGTCAAGGCGGCCGTCAACGTAGGTTACGCAATCGCGGTAGATTACGGTGACGGTGAATCCAAGCGTCTAACTAGCGCTAAGACTATCCTCGCCGAAATGTTTCAAGGTGACGAAGATAGGTTGTATTTATACAACGACATGCAGGGCAAGCCTATCGGTTGGGTCTATTTTGTGTATGGCAACGACGGATGGGACGTAATCAGCGACTACACCGTTAACTTGGAGTACCTGATGGGTCCAGCGAACGCAATTTCGAAGCAGTACGAGGACTAGTACGAAAGTACCATTGACTAGCCGTGTGCTATTAGGTAGAATGGTCGAGTAAGCTAATCAAACGGGAGGACACGCTAATGATGGCAGCCCGGTACAAATCAAAGAAGGACCTGAAAGCCGCAGTCGGACAGGAACTGCGCTACGAGGAAACCAGCTTCTTTGGTCCTGAGTATAAACCCGACGGCAAGTTCAATGTCGTGGGACCGAGTCCAACGGAGCGCAAGTGGTTCGCTACAGTCGTGATGGTAGCGGGCAAGATTGCGAAGGTGTCCTAATGAAGCGTCCATCATTCAAGGCAGTCAAGCTGATTCACGGTGAACCTATCATGAGTACAAAGGTTAATACCAATAATGCGTGGGGATTCGGAGGATGGTACGGCACGCGGTACACATTCGAGGACGGCTTTACGTGTGAAGTAGGACGTTTCTCTACACGCCACCAGGGAACATTTCCGCGTCCCTTGCGCGTATTCAATCCGGAAGGCGAGGAAGTATGAAACTACTCACCAAAGCAATTGAAGCAAAACTCTTGAAGTCTCCGCTAGGCTCACACGATGGCGAGAAGCAGCCCAAAGTAATAGTGAAATTCTTCACACCAGATTCTAACTGGACGTGGTACGCTACTGAAGGCAGCCAGACCGAGACCGGTGACTGGGAATTCTTCGGGCTAGTCGAAGGGCATGAATCAGAACTAGGCTATTTCATACTGTCAGAATTGCAGTCAGCAAAGGGCCCTTACGGGCTAGCAATTGAACGTGACAAATATTTCGACGGGTACGTGCTAGACATGGAAGCAAATCCAATCAAGGCGGTGCGTGATGTTTAATCCTGACTTGCATTTTACAGCGGGCACATTTTGGGCTCTAACACCAAAGGGTAATAGCTTTTATGCTCGTCAGCCCATTACTCGGTCATTTAAGGATATTTATAAAGAAGCGGTCGAGGAAGGTTTGCGAGTCTCTTTCGAGACCGCGGCAGTTAGAAACAAATTTACAGCAATCCGGGCGCTGTAATGCTTATAATGATTATCATTATTTCGTGGGTCGCGGTGGTTAGTTTAATCGATGGCATGGGAAAGGATTGACATTATGTTTCAAACTATGACGCAACATCCGATATTCACAATTATTTTACTGATGGTTATGGCTGACTCTTTGGTATACATTATCAGAACTATCCGAGGAACAAAATGACAGACCTATTACAGGTAGTCCTGACAGAAACAACCTGCGGTGAAGCGTGCTGGAAAGCCAGAGAAGATGTCTGCCGTTGCTCCTGCGGCGGAAAGAATCATGGCTGTACCAAGACTGTCAACGGTATCACAGGTTTTAATCCAGACCGAACGGCGAAGATTGATGGGTTCAGGTACAAACTGTTGGCAGTCGGTCGGAGATACCAGGATGGTTTGTCCGCGCAAGCCAGAAATCTCAATCAGGTAGCGGGTAGAAAAATAGGCTCCTATACTTACTCACCCCGAGATACGGAGAAGGGCGCACCGGCCCGCGTCAAGAGCGCAACGAAGACACAGGTAGCGAAGTGGCCGGAACTATCAGCATACCGGGAAGCGACCTATCGAGACAGGCCCTATCTACTTTGGGTCAAGATTGGCCAAACGAAAGATGTGCAATCGTGAAGACTCTCGCATTATTTGTAACCGTACTCAGCCTGACATCCTGCCGCCCAACACACGCAACGTGGGACGGCGAACGTTTCTCCTGCCCGGTTAATACGGCAATTTGGGCAAGCGAGCAAGAAGCAGCAGAAGGAAAAGACAACTACGTTTATTGTATCGAGGTGAACTAATGAGCAGACAAACGCAGTCGCAAGGCCAGCAGGCACCAAAAGAGAAAATCGTCGTAACACAGGAGCAAGCTATCCAGGAGATTCGAAATCTCCGCGCCGGAAAGCTGTTCGTTGGCAACATGGAGTACGTTGACCATTTGCTTGCGGCATACGACGCGCTACTCAATCAGATTGCTCTCGACAAAGACTTGAACGACCGGGGCCACGACAAGTCATATTAGAATTTGCTTGACAACGAAGCAGGAATTTGAGACTATGAATCGAGCCGTTTTGACTAAGATTAAGAACGGTGCAGAGGCTGAATGGTTGACGCCAGCAGCCCAATAGGTCGCGGAGACCCACCGACTTAGGAGGCTTGAAACCCTGAGCGGACGGGAACACTCGATACCGAAAGGGTTAAAGACCCGCGTCTAGCGTCTAAGAGTGCAATGGATACGCTCTGCGAAAGTACCGTGTCCGGCGCATCGGTCGAAGATAAGCGGCGGGCGAACTTTAGGAGGATATGATGGGCGACAACCGATTAGAACTTAAAATCGCGGTATTACTTTTTGCTTGTTTTGTTCTAGGCATAATGGTATGTCAGTTATACCATATGGGAATGGGAGCGGCAAATTAGGAGGATACAATGAGCGATTATCAAACAGCATTAGAGGCGGCAGGCGCAAAGGTTCTGGCATACGAGTCCTTTGGCTCGTATCAAGGCGATTGGCTCGCACTGGTCGAATACAACGGGAAGACCGGATATGTCTCAGGCTCATACGGCAGTTGCTCAGGCTGCGATTCGTTTCAAGCTGAGTTTGGATATGACAGCGAACAACAATGCGACGAGCACCGCTACATGGGTCCTAGCCCGGCAGACTGTCAGGACTGTACTAGCCTCAAACTCGATTATGACCGACGGCTCAAAGCGTTCGGTGAGGGCTATCTTGATATTTTCGAGTCAAAGGATAATCTCGTCAAGAAGTTTACCGAAAACTCTAAGTGGGATATGGACGCACAAGAAGTACTCGATTGGCTAGCGAAAAATTAGGAGGATACATGTTTTACACTTACAAACAGAATAACTCCGGCGGAAATTTCCATTTCGATGAGCAAGCCGGTATCTCACATTTTGTAATCATCGAAGCAGATGATGTAACTGCCGCAAATTCCCGAGCCGAAGCTATCGGGTTGTATTTCGACGGTGACGGTGATTGTGAGTGCTGTGGCTCACGTTGGGGTGAATCGTGGTCGGATGATGCTGCTAGCGTACCCGAAGTTTACGGTAAAGCTGTAGTACTCGGGCAGTCCTTCGCAGACGCCGACACAGCGGAGTCTTATATTCATAAGTGGATTACCGGGCCAGAAGGCTTCATTCATTACCTGGACGGCAAGATTATTCCGTTCTGGAATTGAGGAGAGTACAATGAAGATATCAAGACAGTACGTCTGCGCAGTCTGCCAAGAGCCCGTCAAAATGACCGGTGAGGGCTTGAAGACCGGAACCTGTCCGAAGCATCCTGTCCGGATGGCAACGGTTGTGAAGGACACCAGCGGCGGCTCAGAACAGTTGCGAGATCGGCGGAAAGAGCCCGTCATGGTGAAGCGGCACACCCAGGTCAAGGTTGTCAGAATGCGGGAGGAGTAATGAAGATTCACATAATCCGCCCAGTTAAAGATTGCAACGGCGTTAAACTATACGCTGGGATGCCATCAAAAATTAACGGCGAGTTCTACGCCGTGGTGTATATCAGAACATCACAGATGAAGCGCTGGTTATGCACTTGCTATGACCAAATATTTCGCCAGACCGGTCGTCGCCGTAACTGCAAACACATTCGAGCCGTTCGCAAACAGGTGGGGCTATGACTCAAATCACGACCGCTAAGAAGTCAAAACGTGCGATGCGTGGCCTGGAAGCAGACAGGTGCTATCACTGGTGTACACTAGGTCGACATGATTGGTCGCATACAGTCCAGAATCAGGGTATGGCGCTAGACCAGTGGAAGAAAACGTGCCAGAACTGCCGTAGAGCACATCGGAAGGCGGTACTATGAGTCAGCACTGTGTATATTGTGGGAAGACTGAGAAACAGCATTTAGGCAAAACTTGTCTTGATGCTGAGGTTGACTATTGCGACCCAACAAGTGACGGTCCGGAAGTCGGGCTAATCATGTTCTTCCGCAACTTTCCCGAAGGCATTGAAGTCCCATACCCTAAAATTTGGAGGCTAGCCTGATGCGATTCAAACTTGTAACCGGTCCGGCATTTTCGATAACCTGTCAAGGATGCGGCGAGCATAAGCTGGCGGGCTCCGAATGCTTTCAAAGTGCTAGCACCGGTAAGCTAGACGGGCACCCGGACACTGTCTATGCGGACTTGGAAGGCACGCCATTCGAGTCTTACTATTGTGAACCCTGTGCGGCAGACCATGCAGAGTATCAAGATACGACAAAGTCGGTCTCGAAATTCTACGCAGACACGGCCGGGGAGAAAATCCTATGACACTATTAGGTAAGACGTGCGAAAGATGTGGAGCCAGCTTTAAGGAAGCGCCACTAACTAGAAGTCATGCGCCTAGAGTGAGCCTAGCAAAGCAAGCCTGGAGAAAATGGAATAAAACATTTAAAATCTATATTTTGTGCAGTCGCTGCCACGCAGTCTACACTGAAATAGAGCGGCAAGTCATTAGAGATGCGTGTGTTACGATGAAATTTAAACACGCGGAATATGTAAATCAGCGCTTTTAGTACCGGTACTACCCATGGAAGCAAATTTCCGGCCAGTCAAAAATTGTCCGGGAGGTCGTAGACGTCGGACATGATTTCTCTCCCCTGTCTGTTTCTGGTAACTCGTGCCATAATAAGTAGACCTCGGGGAGTCCTAATTTTGAATTCCAAAGATAAAGCAAGAGCCCGACGGCTGAAAATTTTCTTCAATCTGACAGTCGAAATGTGGGATTGCATAGATGCCTACCAGCATTCATTGTGCGCCGTGTGTCTTCGCAAGCAAAAATCAGGTAAGCGGCTAGCGACAGACCACGACCATAAAGGTACGGGTACTGTGAGAGGTCTGCTCTGCAGTACGTGTAATCGAGCGCTCGGGAGGATAGAGCGATCTTGGGGTAAGGATAACAGCATTATATTGATGCTGGAGCGATTAGTCGAGTTTCTGCGGAATCCTCCCGCCACGCTAGCTCTAGGGAGAGAAGTCCGAACCTTCCCCGGCCGGTTTGGGACCAAACGGCATAAGAAGTACCTCGCAGAACAAGACAAATTAACTCGTGCCTGATGCAGTCTATCTACGGGAAAGGCAAATAAGTTATGACTGACTTAAATACCACCATCAAGGCTGATTTAACCTACCTTAAAACGCATCTAACACTTCTGGTAGCGGTTGTAGTTTTGGCAGGCGGCGTGGTTTACGGTAGCGAATCTTTAATAGCCAGCCATGACTCGCAAAGAGAAGCGAAAGACAGTAAAGTTTTAGCGCTAGTTATGGCTCAAACCGCCGACCTGAAGACTCGAATGGTCCAGGATGAGCAAGCCGCGACGGTCCGGGATGCTCAATATGCTGCAATTATCGCACAACTCTCCGGCACAATAGCCAAGCAGACGGCACAACTGCAGAAGCAAAAGCAGGTTAACGCAACACTGACGGCGGTGCAGACTGCGGAAGCGATCAGTCAGAAGACGCAGGCACAGCCCGGCGAAGTCCAGGCACAAGCAGACAGCGTCGTGCTATCACTGCCGGTAGCCAGGACCATCAATAGTAATTTGGACGAACTCGTAACTATAAAGACGCAACTCAATGAAACAGAAAATCAATTCGCTCTTCAGAAGAAGTTGACGGACGACGCCATGCTCGACGCGGAGAATGCCAAGAACGTAATCGTTAGCCAGGCCGATCAAATGGTGCAGGCTGAGAAAGTTTGCAAAGACCAGATAGCGGTTGTTAAGGCGCAAGCAAGGAAGAGTAAATTGAAATGGTTTGGAGTAGGGTATGTGCTAGGATTGGTTACAGCGCGATTCATTGGAATCTAAAGGACATATGAAAACAACTCCAGCAAAGATTGTGTTCATCGATATCGAGACTGCGCCGTCACTAGGGTGGGTCTGGGGAAAATGGGAACAGAATGTCATCGACTTTAAGCGGGACTGGTATATGCTAAGTTTCGCTTACAAGGTGATGGGCGAGAAGAAAGTAGTTACCCGCGGTTTGATTGATTATCCCGATTATAAAAAAGACGTAGAGAACGACGAAGCTCTAGTGAATGATTTGTGGAAAGTGTTTGACGAAGCGGACATCCTGATCGGGCATAATGGCGACGCCTTCGATATCCGAAAGTCTAATTCTAGATTTTTGACACACGCGCTTCCCCCGCCATCGCCTTACAAAACGGTCGACACACTGAAGATTGCACGCCGGGCGTTTAAGTTCGATTCGAATAAATTGGACGATCTTGGACACTATCTCGGAGTCGGCCGGAAGCTGCCACACACCGGCTTTAATTTGTGGAAAGGTTGCATGACAGGCGACCCGCAAGCCTGGAAGTTGATGAAGAAGTACAACGGGCATGACGTTGAATTGCTAGAGAAAATTTATTTCTTGATGCGAGCATGGGCCCCGGTGCATCCCAACGTTAATAAAGGTCAAGCGGCTTGTCCAAAGTGCGCATCAACACACACTCAGAAGCGCGGATTCAGTTACACATTGCTGCGTCAGAAGCAACGCTTGCAGTGCTTGAATTGTTTCGGGTGGTTTGAAGGCCCAGCAAGGAAGGCAGACTGATGATAATCCTGGGGCTAGGTCACAAAGCACAAAACGGCAAGGATACGGCAGGCGAAGCCATCAAAGCTTACTATGACGAGCAGAGAGACCTTTTGTTTCGACACGGTTTGTTTAAAACAACCGGTCTAAGAGTCAGCATCGTGAAGTTTGCCGCCGCATTATACCAAGAGTGTCGAGAACAGCACGGCATGACTGCCAAAGACCCCGTATTGTTGCAGAATGTCGGGATGCAGCGTCGCGAAGAGAATCCAGGTTATTGGATTGATAAAGCTTTTAAGTCTATTCCAACCGATACTGATATCGCGGTATTCACGGATGTTCGATTTCGTAATGAGGCGTTCGCTATTAATTTGCAAGGCGGACATCTTATTAATGTCGTTCGGATGAATCAAGATGGCAGTCGGTTTGTTGCAACGGACCGTCCGGCTAATCACCCGAGTGAGACAGAGTTAGACGACTATAATTGGGATCATTATATAGTTTCCAAGAGCGCCGCCTTGACCGGTGAGCAGGCCGTCACGATTGCAGAGTTTATCCGTGGATTGGAAAGTAAATGAGCAAGGCTTGGATTGAAACTTTCACCGGCTTGAAATTCGATATCCTGAATCCGAAGTTGAATCAGATTACAATCGAGGATATCGCGCACTCGACTAGCATGATATGTCGGTTTGGTGGACATACGAAATATTTCTACCCGGTAGCTCAGCACCTTTACTTAGGAAGCTTTCTAGTTCCAGAAGAAGATGCTTTGTGGTTTCTTCTGCACGACGCCAGCGAAGCCTATATCGGAGATATGACAAGTCCGTTGAAGCATCTTACTAAGGCTGGTGAGGCGTACAGGCCGATTGAGAAGAACATAATGCGTGTCGTTTGTCAAAAGTTCAATCTCCCGGAGCAACAACCGGCTAGCGTACATGCCGCGGATATCGCAATGCTGCATGCCGAGAAATTGCAAATTATGGGTAAGGTCCCGTGGCATGCTGAATTGTGGGGCAGAATAATTAAGCCAGCAGATGTAAAGATTAAACCGATGTCGCCGAAAAAAGCCGAAAGATTGTTTTTGATGAGATTTGCAGAATTACAAACTAACTAGAGGAGAATTAAAATGGCCGTAATGGATATACAGTACACTACAGTAACTTGTGATAGTTGTGGAAAGACCGTGACATATCAAAACCCGAATCCTGATATGGCGGCTATTCTCA